TGCCAAATAATGACATTCATTTTTATTTGAGTGTATTAATAACATTATTAATGTATTTCGTTTATCAATAATATCCTTATTATTAAAATTATTTATAATATCTATTACAGATTTTTTTAAAATTGTATTTTCATATTCTTCAATAAAGGATACGTATCTCTCTTTAAGGTAATTATTACTACATGTTAATAAATCATGCAAGGTTATGCATTCAATAAAACGTATATAAGTTAATTCATTAAATAATTCATGTGATGGTATATTTTCCTTTAATTCATTTACTTTGTAAACCAATTCTTCATCTTCCTCTATATATTTTATAATAGTATCATCTAACCATCCATAGACAATTATTGTATGTTGTTTATCAATATCATGTATTGCTACCTTAATTCCAAATATTTCATTTTTAAGATTAATATTTGAACTATCCAATTTAAAACAATCCAAATTATCTGCTTTTTTAAATATAGTTTCTTCGTTTGATTTTACCTTTGATTTCCAATCCAATATTTTATAACGAAGTGGATGTATGTACATATTTAATATGTTGTAACGTTTTTTATAACGCGACTCTAATTTATACTGACTATTAATACATATATTTATTAAATCATCTAAATTTCCACATCCATATAAACTAATCATTGTTGATATTTTTTTAATAATATTCTGTAAATTATCTATTACTTCATCTTGTGTTATTGTATTAACACAATTTGACAAATCAGTCAAACTATCATATATTCCTTCGGCATATTCTATACACAAATTTAAATCATTTGATTCAATAAAATCTAAACTTTTATTAACCTGATTTGACTTGATACTATTTTTAATAATTTTTTTTAAATTTATTATTTTCTTTTGAATAATTGTTTCAAAAGAAACATCCATATTATATCTATACTATATAGAATATTATATGAATAAATAAATGTATATGTAATGATTTATATACATTTATAATTATATAAAGATAGTTTACTGATATATATAGACACTCTTATAATAAGAAAATGGGAATTCCTAGCTATTTTGCACACATTGTTAGAAATCATAGAAAAATCATTAAACAACTTTCTGCTTCAACGCTAGATGGTAAAAAAATGAATAATTTATACTTGGATTGCAATTCATTTATTTATGAAGCACATCAATTTGTAAATGCGAACCAATATAATGTTTTTAAACATATTAAAGGAAAAACGCCCGATTATAAGTCGGCATTTGAAAATGATATTATTAAACAAGTTATTGTGAACTTATCAAAATGTATAAAAGAAATTAATCCTGACAAGCGAATCTTTATTGCGTTTGATGGTGTTGCACCAATTGCAAAATTAAATCAACAACGTAATCGTCGGTATATGACTGCCTTTCAAGAACAAACAAAACCATCACATGAAACAAATGATTCCAATAACAAATACAATTGGAATCGCTCTTCAATCACACCAGGTACAACATTTATGTATAATCTAGGCAATGAATTAACAAAACGTTTTTCTAATCCGTCAGAATACGGTGTTGAAAAAATTATTGTATCCACAAGTGAAGAAGCAGGAGAAGGTGAACATAAACTATACGACTATATACGTAATAATGAAGAATTTCATAAAAATACAAACACACTTATTTATGGAATTGATGCTGATTTAATTATGCTTTCCATTAACCATTTACATATTTCTGAAAATATATTCCTCTACCGAGAAACACCTGAATTTATTAAGAGCATTGATAAAACGTTAAATCCTAATGAAAAATACATATTAGATATCCCGTTACTTGCCAAACACATTATCAATGAATTGTCTACATTGAATGATAATAAAGATATAGCTATTAACACAATTTCTCTGAAAAATGATATTATTTTTGATTATATTTTTATTTGTTTCTTTTTGGGGAATGATTTTTTACCCCATTTTCCTGCATTAAATATTAGAACAAATGGTATTTCAAATCTCATTAACGCGTATAAACACGTTTTTCAAGGCACCAAAGAAACCTTAACGATTAACCGAGAAATTAATTGGAAAAATGTGCGAAAATACGTGGATCATTTGGCAAAAAATGAACATGACTTTATTAATGAAGAATATGTGTATCGCAATAAAATCAGTAAACATGCTCGTTATGAGAGTAATAATAAAAATAACGATAATCGCATTTCAAATGACAATAATAAACAAGACGAAAATTTATTGCTTCCCATTAAAGAAAGAGCAGTTGAATTATATATTAATCCATCTAACGTCGGATGGGAATCGCGCTATTACAAAGGATTATTTAAAACAAAAATCAATGATGATCGTCGTAAAGAAATTAGCACCAATTATTTGGAAGGACTTGAATGGACCATGAAATATTATTCAACTGGTTGTGTTGATTGGCGATGGAGTTACAACTATTATTACCCGCCCTTATTAACCGATTTAGTTAAGTACGTTCCCTACTCTGATAAAACCTTTATTCCACCCCAACCAAAAAAAACAGTATCACCATTAACTCAATTGAGTTATGTATTACCACCAACTAGCATGGGATTGCTTCCGACTGATTTGCGTCAACGACTTTTGAAAGAAAAACCAGAATGGTATCTAGGTAACTATATTTTTCTATGGTCCTTTTGTAAATTTTTCTGGGAAGCCCACGTTGATTTACCACATATTGATATTGATGTATTAGAAAAAATAGTTAATCAGTAAAATAATATATTTAAACATAATTGTCTAATATATTATTATAAAATGTCAAAGCCAATTATCACCGAACTAAATGTCACAGAATTAGAAAAATTACAAGCAACAATGGGTAATTCCATATTAATTATTAAATTTGGAGCCGAATGGTGCGGTCCGTGTAAGAAAATTGCTCCTACTTACAAAAAATTCATTAGTAAATCTGCTAGCAACATCATTTGTGCCGATATTGATGTAGATGACAGCATTGACTTGTATATTTCTTTAAAGAAGTATAAAATGGTGCAAAGTATCCCAGTTTTTCTAGTATTTTATGGAGACGTAAAGAGGGATAAATGGTATATTCCTGACGATTCGGTTGTAGGAGCAGATGAAAAAAGTGTTGCCGAATTTTTTAAACGATGCGAAGACAAGGCAAATAGTTTAATGCCATATACGTATTATAGTTAATGTATTTATTATAATGTATTGTATTATAATTATACCAACCTAATATTTTTACACCGCTCTACCATCATAACCTCCTGTAATAATCTATCGCGTAGTCTATCTATTTGTTTCTTCAATTCTTTAACCCGTTGTTTTTCTTGGACCTTTAATCCTTTATTATTTTTTTCTAATTCTTTTAATAATTCAATATCTCCTTTTATGGATTGAAGTGTCTGTGCTGTTTCTCTTTCAACTCCTTCTTTTATTTGTTTCATACATTTTGTCTTTTCATCTCGTTTTTTAATAGTTTTACATTTATTTTGTTTTTCCTTTATTAAAGATTTAATATTCTTTTGTGTTTCACGTAAGCGTTTATTTAACTCTTTTATGTGAAGTGTATCCTCTTTTTTATCGGTCGCTGCTTGTTTATTTCTCTCTTTCTTTGCCTTTTTATTCTCTTTATCACTTTGTAAAAAGAGTTGTTTCCGTAATTCGGGGTCATCTATATGCGACATAATTGCTGGCACTTCAATCATAATGGGTTGCGCGAATTGTGTTGGATCTTGTTCGCGATTTAAATAACTAATGTATCCTGTCAATTGATCTGCCAATTTTTTAATTCCAGTATTGGTTAATATATTATCTGAACTCATATAATTCATTTTAAAATCATGTATATCAGTAGGTATTTTCTCTCTTTGTTCTTCTTTACATAGGTTAATAAGTTGAAACAATTCCATAGGACTATTCGTGAAGGGCGTAGCAGTCATAATTAATAAACGTGCTGAATTTTTACCAGATACTTTATAGCTTTTTTGTAATAATTGTTCCATAATTTTCATATTCGGACGTTCCGATGCCTTTAAATCTCCGCCATAGAGTTTATGTGCTTCGTCAATAATAATTAAAGTTTTACGTAAAATGTCAGCTTTACCATTACGTTGAATCAACTTATCCATATATTCATTATGTGCGCCAGGTGTTAGTAGATTACTGAATGTCTTATAACTGATTGGTTCTATCCAATTTTTACTAAGCAGGCGTTTTCGTTTACTAGGATCATCCGGTATTTTTAATCCTTGTTTCTTCATTTTCTCTGCCAACACAATATGACATACATCATCAAACATATTTTTATAAACGTCACTTTTTAAAGTATTGCGCGTCACCCATAAAATCGTATATCCTTCAGGTTCAAACGAGGATGTTGCTGTTGCAATAGCACTACATGTTTTACCAGTACCGACAGAGTGAAATAATAGTATTCCTTTATATGGTGATTCGGGTGTAAAAAATGTTCTGACAAAATCCTGAGTCGGATTCAATGTCATTATACGCGAACCACCTTGTTGTGGTTTATCTACGCATTTGTTTTCAATAACAATATCACCCCATGTAAATTTTTTCATATAATTTGTTTTAATGAAATCCCGCATTTTCTGAAAGCTCATTTTTTTAGAAGGAGGACCCGGTATAGATTGTTTTAATTTTTCATCAGATTTACCGTCGTATTCCACAATAGCATAATCTATCTCTGCAGTAGGCGGCACATAAGGCACCAATTCAAGAGTTTGCATTACGTCATTTGCGATTTTTAATGGGCTAGTGCTACTGCGTTTGCTAGTGCGTTTGCTACTGCCAATTTCCATATAAGGTGTTGCGCTACCATTATCTATTTCCATATATGATGGGGATTTCTGTTCACCAACTTCCATATAAGGTGTTGGGCTATTTGCTTTAATATCAATATATGTTCCTCTCTCATCTCGTTTTAATGTTTTTTTCTTATTTCGTTTTGCAGTCTTTCTTTGTTTTGCGGTCTTCTCATATAAATATGGCACAAACGCTGCCCGGTTCACCCATTCTTTATTCACCTGATCACAATAGACTGGATAACTTTTCATATAATCACAGAAATAAGCACGTGGTTTTTTCGCTGGCACTCTATTACGCGGATGCCCATATTTCACATAAACCTTATACAAAAAATCAACAGTAGCGGGTATATCATTCGTAGAACGCAATCCACATTTACCCTTGCATTTTATTTCACTCTTATCACCAAGACCTCCACCAACCGTTTGTTGTTGTTCGTATAAATAAGACAAATCGTCAATACGATGTATCTTTTCGGTTAATTCAAAATCAACCGAGAATACAGGTGCCAATTTATATAACTGTTCTGATAAATTACTTAATGTTTTATCAAATTCACTATATAAAATAGTTGCATCCTTTAATTTATTCGCATTCTTAAACAGCATTTTATCTTCTTGTGGGTTTACCAATAAATCAGTATTTGAAGCTTCGTATATACTTTTAATTTCTTCTGGAACCGCAATATAATAATTATAAACAAAAAGCGGCCATCCCACATTTGGTTCAAAATTCAATCCCTTCTGCCCACACGTCCGTGTAGCACGACCAATCGTTTGTTTTAAATCAGCAACGGTCATTGATGGTTCAAAAATATGAACATATTTAACATCAAACAAATCAATCCCTTCTTTGAACCCGCTATCCAAAATAATAAACCGCATCTCTTCGCCTTGAATATTATCCGGTCGTTTATTATACATTGTTAGCACTTCCTTCTTAAATTTCTGATTAAATTCTGAATTAAAAAGAGCAGATGAAGAGAGCATTCCAAAAGATTTATTCTTCCCATCCTTTCCAGCGTTCAGTAATTTTAATTTTAACGATTTTTGTGTTCCCACCTTTTGAGCAGTTATTAAATTCTTATAGCCATTTGCTACAAACGCAGACGCAACAATTTTAGCACCATACCCTTCTTCTTTTACATCAGAAAAAATAAAATGTTTAAACAATTTACCGTGCGTTTTCATATCATTATCATCAACTTGTTTTATAATATTAAACAATTGTTCTAATTTAGGCGATGCATTATGTATTGCTTCTTCTACCTTTTTTGGATTAAATTTTTTATTATCAATCTTATGTTCAGGCAAAATCTTCCCCCAATTTGCGGTTTGACGCATACATTTATAAATTTTATCACGTTTTTTCTTATCAACCTTAATGGTATTTTTTCTCATTACGCCTTGTTTATTGTATTCCAACTGTTTTCTGGTTGTTTTAATACTACTTTTAGTTTTTATGTTATTATTAACAACACTTTCGTCGCAATAGTCACGACTCTTGTAACAATTTGTTACATTTTTAAATAATTCAGTATTCACATCGCCACCTTTATCTGGGTGATTTTTCAATAACCATTTCTTTGTATCGTCTTTCGTTCTTAAATTTAAATTACACATGACATTTTTGTTACATTCTGACATGAATTATATATATATTATACTTATAATAAGTTAATCTAAATTAGATAATAATGCTTGTATATGTATAATATTATGGAAGGGTTAGATTTGAATATAGACAATTATGAATTGACAGATTTATTAGAGTTATTCAGATTGGATTTTGATTTTAAAGAGGAAGATTTAAAACGTGTAAAAAAAACAGTAATGCAAACCCATCCAGATAAATCAGGTCTTGATAAAAAATATTTTCTTTTTTTTACATCAGCCTATAAAATTATATTTTCAATTTATGAGTTTAGATATAAAAGTTCAAAGAATCAATCAACGGAATATATTGTAGAAAAGGATGAAGAAAAAGAACTCTTATTAAAAGATATCAAATCTAAAAAAAACTTCAATAAATTATTTAATGAATTATTTGAAAAACACCGAATAACAAATGAAAATGAAGAAAATGGTTATGGTGATTGGCTTAAATCCAATGAAGGTATAGACACCAGAACAACGACAATGAACCAAATGAATGAAACATTTGAAAACAAAAAAAAAGAAATACAAGCAATTGTACCTCTACGCGAGGTTGAAGATATGGGTCAAATGTCAGGACAATACGATTTAACATGCGATAAACCCGAATATTACTCATCTGACGTGTTCGGTAAATTACAGTATGATGATTTAAAAAGGGCACACGTAGAAAGTGTGGTTCCAATCACACACGAAGATTATTTAAAGCGTCCAAAATTTAAAAACGTCTTGGAATATCAACAACAAGCAGAGTATAAAGACACTACACCAATTTCATTATCTCAATCCAATGAATATTTTAAACAACGCCAATCATTTCAAGACAAAAATGATGTACAGAGGGCATACAAATTAGCAAAACAAGAAGAAATTGCTAGAAAAACAAATCAACAGTTAATGAGTGGCTTTAAACGACTCGCAAATTAATTAAATTTGCAAACACAATAATATAGTATTACATAAATAAAATTTATATTTTTATAATATAAATGAGTTTATTAACATTGAAAAAATATAAAAAAATTATTTTCCCATTAATTATAACAATAATGCTGAGTATGATATACAATAAATATAAATCATCAGTTTATGATGATGAAAATATGAATAACTATCAAATTGTGAAACAATATTTACTCAGTGATTCTTCTTTAGCTCAAAGTTCAAAACCAATCATATGGGTTCATATCGTATATGAAAAGAATGGGCGCTGGTGGCCTAGTTTTTCATCCAGAACTACTGAAGATCTTAACCAACCTTATCAATATTTAACATTAAAATCTATTATTGATAAATGCGGTGAAGATTTCAATGTCTGTTTAATTGACGATGATACCTTTCAAAATATTTTACCTGGCTGGAATGTAGATTTATCAATTGTCGCAGACCCAATTAAAAGTAAACTTAGACAATTAGCATTAGCAAGAGTGTTGTATTATTATGGCGGATTTACCTTACCTAGTTCCTTTATTTGCTTTCAGAATTTAATGCCTTTATATGAGAAACTAACAAGTGATGGAAAAATGTTTGTTGGAGAGATGATTCCCCGAAATGACACTTCAGATAAAGTCAACTTTTTCCCCGACACTAAAATAATGGGTTGTCAAAAGAATTGCGAAACCATGAATAATTTTATTAGTCATTTAGAAATTATTGTTTCTAGCGATTTTACCAAAGAAAGCGACTTTATTGGTTCAACTGGTCGCTGGTGCCACGAAAAAATCAACAACGGTGAAATGAATATAATACCTGCACAATTAGTTGGCGTAAGTGATATTGATGGGAAGCAGGTCACGATAGAGCGTTTAATGAGTAATACATTTCTTAACCTCTGTGATAAAGTTCAAGGATTGTATATACCTGCCGATGAAATACTTAAACGCACTGCATATCAATGGTTTGCACGTCAATCGGCAAAACAAGCATTAAATTCTAATACGGTTATTGGTAAATACTTGTTAATAAATAGAGAATAAAAATTTATTAAATATAAATAATAATGTAATAAATAATTATTATTTATAAAAATGATAAACGATTTCATATTTTGACTTATCATAACTAAGTTCATTTGTATAACGCATATCTATGCTATTTGCAATTTGTCGCAATATTGTAATAAATTTAATGTAATCCATCTTTCTTGTAACAAAATGTTTCTTTGATTCATGGTAATTATCCTTTATTGTATTAATAAACGGTATTATCTTTTTATCATATACTACTTTTTTATAACTTATTTTATTAAACACGTAATATGTTTCTAAGTCTTCTGCATTTTCTTTAAAAAAACCCAATAAAAGTTCAGGCATTATAGGGGTTTTGAATATTTGATTTTTCATTTATATTATTACAAGAAATAATATAAATAACCTTACGCCATTGTAACCTTACGCCATTGTAACCTTATGCAATTGTAACCTTATGCCATTGTAACCTTACGCCATTGTAACCTTATGTCATTGAACCCTATTCCTTTTTAATAAACAGTTGTATCAAATTATTTGTAAAATGATACAATTCTATTTCATCTTCATGTATATTGTTAAAAATACTAATATATTTACATATATGTGGAATTATTTCATATTTTTCTTTTTCAGTTACGATTGAACTTGTTTTTATATAAATGAAATAGTTATCTAGTATATCCATAACAGAATACCCCCGATTAATTAAATTATATATTAATTTAATTGCTTCTTTTAATTTGTTTTCGTTTTTACAAAAATTTGTATATTTATCAAGTTCTATAAATGATATATTTGTACACAAATTATTTGCAATATCAACCGTAATTGGCTGATTTAATAATTTGAATTTTTCCAAATAGTTAATAATAATCCGAACTGATTTATTACTGATACCTATAATAAAATCAATAACCTCATCACTAATATTTATTTCTTCTTTATTGCATATATTGTTAATAATATTTATTAATTGCTCCTTATTTAAATTTGGAATATTAATAATCAATAATCTAGATTGTAAATTATCAATAACTTTTTGGGTATTTATACACGAACCAATAAGATGTACATTATAGCTATATTTATCCATATAATTTCTAAAAACCTGCTGACTTTGTTCATTTATGAAATCAATATCATCTACCACAAGTAACTTTTTCCTATTTTTAATAGAAGACGGTGTTTGACAAAATGTTTTTAATTCACTTCTATAATAACATATACCCTGTTCTTTCAGATTATTAATATATAAAATATTTTCATTATTCATTATATTCCCCTTCCCATAATATTCATTAATTATTGTATTAATTAATGACGATTTACCACTACCCGAATCACCAACAAATAGTGTACTTATACAATCGGCATCAAGTAGTGATTGTAATAATAATTTAATGTTTTCATTCATTTCATATTCATTTAATAAAGTTGGTTGATATTTATATAAAAATGGTTTTTCCATAGTATTAGTTATTAATATTCTATAATAACTATTTAAGTTTATATCGCGTGTTTATATTACATTACTATATCAATGAACAAAGAAAATTTGTACGAAGTATTAGAGGTTAAAGAAACCGCAAGCCAAGAAGAAATTAAAAAGGCATATAGGAAATTATCGTTAATGTATCACCCCGACCGAAACAACAATTCACCAGATTCAACAAATAAATTTCAAAAAATTAGTTCAGCATACGATATTATAGGCGATGAAGAAAAACGTAAACAGTATGATATGCAGAAAAAAGGTTTTCCGTTCCCAAATCATTCACCGAGTTTTTTTCATACAACAAATGCCAATATTGATCCATCAGAAATTTTAAACTTCTTCTCAAATAACTTTTTTAATAACAACGCAACTGTCAATGGTGCTAAGATGGGTCAAAATATGTTCACTATGGATAATTTAAAACAGAAATTAGCAAAACCACCACCAATTGTAAAAACCGAAACTATTAATTTAAGCAAGGCCTATACCGGGTATAATATGCCCATTGAAATAACACGATGGATTATTGAAAACGAAATTAAGCGTGAAGAAACCGAAACGATTTATATTCCTATTCCGCTTGGCATTGATAATAATGAAATTATCATATTGAGAGAAAAAGGAAACATTTTATCTGATACCAATAAAGGCGACATTAAAATTTTTATAAAAATACAAAATGATACTGATTTTACCAGAAATGGTCTAGATTTAGTATTGAATAAAACAATTAGTTTGAAGGATGCTTTGTGTGGTTTTGTATTTGATTTGAAATATTTAGACGGACGTGTATTTAAAATTAATAATACAACTGGTAATATTATTACAAATAATTACAATAAGGTGTTAAAAGGAATGGGAATGAGGCGCGACAACCATATTGGTAACCTTATCATAAACTTCACTGTTTCTTTCCCTGAAAAATTAACAAATGAACAAATGAATTCGCTTAGAGAAATATTGTAATTTATCATTAGTAGTGTAGTAATAGTTAAAATACAAATATGTTATAAATATATGTATTTTAATACAAAGTTATTTTCTTATATATTATTTTTTCCTCTTTTTATTCTAGTATTAGTATTTATTATTATTAAAAAAAAAAATAACAGATTTGATATTAGTGTAAATCAAGATAATGTTAATATTTTAGAAATTAAAAATTTACAAGAAATTATTAATACTATACCAGATATTCCGCCTCTAGTTGATTTTAGTGAAATTACACCAAGTCATATTATAATTTCAGATATAGGTAATGAAGAATGGGGCTTAAAAGTAAATAAAAGTTTTAAAAAGGGAGAATTAATACATAGTACACCTATCTCTTTTTTTTCGGATAATTATGATACAAAAATTATTACGCCTATTGGAGAAAAATATATATATAAATCAACTCATTCTTGTATAAAAATTTTAAGAAGGCATATGTTTGCATATTGTCATACATTACTCAATCATAGTTATATACCAAATTGCTATTATAGTCCTTATTTAAAATTTTCAAATGGTCAACTATATGTATCATTATTTGCGGTAAAAAATATTTATAGCGGGGACGAGTTATATATTAATTATATCAGTTTATTGTTTTTTTATATTAAATTATATATCAGTATTTTATTTTCTAAAAATATTAACTGGTAAATATCTAGATATAGGTCTAAAAATCCTTCTTATCTATCGTCACGCACTTGGATATCTTCCGAATAATCTTGCTTTCGCTTTCGGCAAATTCACCCGGACCACCCATTGCTTGATTCATTATACCCAAGTATTTATCATTTAATGAATGTTGT